TATTACTATGCAAAAAGAATTCAAGATGTTGGAGCTTATACAAATATTACAAACGTTCCATATAGATTTGTTCCGTGTATGTGCGCAGGACTTTCTTATTATTTAGCAATTAAATTTGCACCACAAAGATCACAAGAGATGAAATTATATTATGAAGATGAATTAAAAAGAGCATTAGAACAAGATGGTTCTTCTTCTAGTTCATTTATAACACCTAAAACTTACTATCCGAGCGCATAATGGGAAATCTATCAAACGGAAAATATGCTTACATGATCTCAGACCGTTCTGGTCAGAGATTTCCATATCAAGAAATGGTACAAGAATGGAATGGATCATGGGTACATATTACTGAATATGAACCAAAGCATCCACAATTAGAACCAAAACCACATAATGCTGATCCTGAAGGATTACAATATGCTCATCCTGATAGAATAGAACCACCTGTAATTATAGAACTGACACCAAATCCATTTACAACTATTAAGTATTCAGGAAATACTTACATCAACGTTTATTCAGAAGATCATGGAAGATCAACTGGCAATGTAGTTAGATTTAGAGGACCACCAGAAGTATTGATCCCGGGCACGCCTACGCGCGAGACCTCATTTGAATTAGTTCCATTTTTTGATGGTGTTACAGATATTTCAAATCCAAATGGTTTTACTATTACAGTTGGAAAAATTGATTCATCTGGTATTGTAAGTGATACTTTAAATTACTTTTATTTTAGAAGTACAGATACGGCAACAACAGGAAATGTTTCTGGTGGTGGAGCACAATGTTCTGCAGGACCAGTAACTCTACAGGCTTAATATGACATACGCAGAATTAGTACAAAAAATTAGAGATTACACAGAAGTTGATTCAAATGTATTTACATCAACTATTGTCAACGGTTTTATTTTAGATGCTGAATGGAGAATTCAAAGAGATGTAGATTCTGATAATAATAGAAAATATGCAACAGCGACTATTATTGCAGGTCAACCTTATGTAAGTACACCTTTATTAACATCTCAAACTTTAATTATAAGGGAAGCTCAAATCATTCCAGGAGGAGCATATACAGGACCTAATGCTGTAGTAGAATATAGAGATACTGGTTTTATTAATGAATATAATGCTACTAATGCAACAGGATTACCTAAGTATTTTAGTTATTGGGATGAACAAACTATTGTATTAGCTCCAATTCCTGACTTGACATATACCATGCAATTAAATTATACCTTGAAGCCAGCAGGATTATCTGTTAGTAATACGACAACATATTTAAGTCAGCAATTTCCCTCTGGTTTATTATATGCTTGCCTTGTTGAGGCGTACGGTTTTTTAAAGGGTCCGGCAGACATGATACAATTTTATGAACAAAAGTATCAGTCAGCATTACAAGGATTCTCTATTGAACAAATGGGAAGAAGAAGACGAGATGAGTATCAAGAAGGTGCTCCTCAGATTCAAAAACAAGGATAATATAATTAGGAGTTAATATGGCTATAACACAAGCAGTTGCAAATTCGTTTAAAGGACAGCTTCTACAAGGTCAGCATAATTTTACTGCGACTACAGGAAATGTTTTTAAACTTGCTTTATATACTTCTGCAGCGTCCCTAGATTCATCTACAACTATTTACACTTCAACAAATGAAGTTGCAAATACTGGTCAGTATGTAACAGGTGGCGGAGTTCTAGCAAATGTATCACCAGTTGTTTCAAGTGGTGTAGCATTTATAGATTTTGCAGATATATCTTTTACAGGCGTTACTTTAACTGCAAGAGGTGCTTTGATTTACAATACATCAAACACAAATGCAGCAGTATGTGTATTAGATTTTGGAAGTGATAAGACTGCAACATCTGGAACTTTCACAATTCAGTTTCCAGCAGACACAACATCAGCGGCTATTCTAAGAATCGGCAACGCGTAATAGGAGTCACCTATTATGGCTAACGGTTGGAATGATGGCGACTGGGGTGATCTTGCATGGAGTGGAATATTAAATTCTACTGTTGAAGTAACATCACCAGGTAATGAAGCTTGGGGATCTCTTGGATGGGGAAATAAATCATTTGGTGGAGCTAATTCTTTAACAGTTTCTCAAAATTCCGTTACAGCTAATGCTATTTCATTAATAAGCGTAACTGGTTTACAATTAAATACATCTTTAAATAGTGTTCAAGCTTTTGGACTAGCAATAGTACCCGTTACTGGTCAACAACTAAATATCACTGAAGGAGATGTTGATGCATCACCTGATGCTATAGTTACAGGTCAACAAATAAATTTATCTTTAAATAGTGTAACAGTTCTAGCTGAAATTAATTCAGGATGGGGAAGACGTGGTTGGGGTGATTATGACTGGGGTTCTGATGGACTTTCAGTAATAACATCAGTTACTGGTCAACAATTAAACTTAACATTAAATAGCGTAACTCCGTTAGCCAACGCAAATGTAGATTTAACAGGACAACAATTAAATGTTGCCGAAGGTGAAGTAGATCCAAGTCCAGATGCTACAGTTACTGGTATTGGAATTACTATTGGTTTAGCTATTGGAACAGTAGTTATTGGAACAGGTAATGTTACATTAACAGGTCAACAAATAAATATAGCTCAAGGTACTGCAATTGGTGATGCTAATACTATTGCAAGCATTACTGGATTAAGGTTAAATACATCAGTAGGTACAGTATTTGCAGGAGCTACGGCAGTTATTCCAGTCAACGGAAATGGATTGACTATAGCATTAAATAGTGTAAATAATCAAATCTGGACAGTTATTAATACCGGAACTGCTGCAACTTGGACAGAGATTGACACAGCCGCATAAATTAAATAAAACTATAAAATAAGGATTTAAAATTATGGTATCAAGTTATTCTACAGACCTTAAACTAGAGTTAATGGTTACAGGCGAAAATGCCGGTACATGGGGTGATATTACAAATACAAACTTAGTTATTCTTCAACAAGCAATTGCAGGTTATCAAACAGTAGCTCTTAATGCTACAACAGGTGCAACTCTTACATTTACAAATGGTGCATTATCAAATGGTAAAAATGCAGTTATAGAACTTACTGGTACAATTACTGGTAACGTAAGTGTTATTATTCCAGATGGAATTGAAAAAACATATCTAGTAAAAAATGGTACATCAGGTGCATTTACTGTTCAAATTAAAACAACTTCAGGAACAGGTCCAACATTTGCTGCCGCTGATAAAGGAATTAAATTAGTTTATTCTAATGGAACAGATGTAGTTGATTCTGCTCTTCAAAATTTATCAAGTGATTATGCTCCAACATTATCTGCAAATTTAGATACTAATGCAAAAAATATTATTATTGATTCTACATATGGAATCATTGATGAAAATGCCAATGAACAAATTAAATTTTCAACAACTGCATCAGCTACAAATGAAATTACAATAGCAAATGCTGCAGCTGGATCAAGCCCTGTTATTTCTGCAACAGGTGGAGATACAAATGTTGGTTTAACATTAACACCAAAAGGTGATCTTGGAAGAATTACATTAAACGGTGAGTCAAAAATATTTGGTGTATTTGAAAATGCTACAATTTCAGCTACATATATAACTACATTTACATATGATGTATTAACACAAGCTGTTTATTATCAAAACGTTAACTTAGGTTCTAATTTTACAGTAAATTTAAGAGGAAATGCTTCAACTGCATTAAACGCGGCTCTAGCAACAGGTGAGTCTGCAACAGTTGCATTAATTACAAAACAAGGGAATACAACTTTTTATAACAACGTGATTCAAGTTGATGGAACAACTGTTACAGCAATTTGGCAAGGTGGAACTGCTCCAACAGCTGGAAACGCTTCATCTACAGATGTGTATTCATACACAGCATTAAAAACAGCAGCATCAACATACGTAGTATTAGCATCAATAACGCAATTTAAATAAGGAGTAGAAAGAATGCCTTTATTATCTACAATAGGCGCAGCAGCAGCAAGAGCATTTGGATTTTTAAGAGCGCTAGTTACTGGTGGCTACAACGTAGCAAACTCATTAAGATTTAATTCTGGTAGTTCTGATAATTTAAGCATAGTATTTGGTTCAGCAGAAACATCTAATAAAATTGGAACACTATCTTTTTGGTTTAAAACATTAGGAACAAATCAACAGTATCTTGTTGCAACAAATACTGGAACTATTTTTTATATTTTTTTTAATTCATCAACTGGAATAACTTTTCAAAATGGTGCTGCAACTACAAGATTTACAACTCAAGTATTTAGAGACCCTTCAGCTTGGTATCATCTTGTAGTAGCTTGGGACACAACGCAAGGAACTGCGTCTAATAGACAAAAAATGTATTTAAATGGTTCTGAAATAACTGCATTTTCTACCTCTAATGATTTAAGTTTAAATCAAGTAATTCCATTTTTTGATAATGATGGTTCAACAAAACATATTGGAAGTTATACAGGTGGTGGTTATTATAGTGGGTATATTTCTGAATTTTATGGAATAGATGGTCAAGCATTAACACCATCTTCATTCGGTGAAACAGATCCTTCGGTCCCATCATCAGGAATCTGGCAACCTAAAGCATATACAGGTTCGTTTGGAACTAATGGATTCTATTTAAAGTTTGCAAATTCTGCAGCACTTGGAACAGATTCTTCAGGAAACGGAAACACATTCACAGTAAACAATCTAACTTCAGTAGATCAGAGTACAGATACTCCTACTAATAATTTTTGTACTTGGAATCCATTATATGTACCAGATACAGCACGTGCAAATACCTATTCAGATGGAAATTTAAAAGCAGGTATTGGAGTTACTGGAGGAAATTGGATAACAACATTTGCAAATTTTTCACCATCACAAGGAAAATGGTACTGGGAAATTAAACCTAAATCTTTAAATACTACCCTTGCATTAGGAATTTATTTTGGACAATATACAACTACGGGTTCTTATCCATTTGATGCGAATGTTTTTGGTTGTCATCAAAATGGTTTAATTTATTATAATGGGAGTACATATTCTTATATGGCTTCATATACTTCCGATGATATAGTAACTTTTGCTTTAGACATGGATAATGGAAAATTTTATATGGGTAAAAATGGTTCTTGGGCAAATGGTTCTGGAAGCACTAATCAAACATTTGCAAATGCTGTATCTATAACAGATGATATACCAGCTTCTTTTCCAACTGGAAAAGATGTCTTTCCAATATTAACAGCACAAGATGCTTTTGGAGAAGCAAACTTTGGTTCTCCAATGTATGCAGGTGGTAGCAATACTGATGGTGCTGGGTTCGGTAACTTTTCATACGCAGTACCAAGTGGGTATTATGCGTTATGTACTAAAAACTTAGCAGATTACGGATAGACTATGGCATATACAACGATCAATAAAGGTTCTAGTTATTTTAATACAGTTCTTTATACAGGAACTGGTGCATCTCAATCTATAACAGGAGTTGGTTTTCAACCTGATTTCACTTGGTTAAAACATAGAAACGATCCAACAGCATATAGCCATCAATTATTTGATGCTGTAAGACTTGCTACTAA